CTAATATCAAATCTTCTTACTTCTCCATTGACTGTTTGGCCAATAGCTAATTTAAACTGACTAACTCCCTCACTTGGTAAATTTGGAAATGTTCTGACTTCCTTTGGTATCTCAAAACCTACCAATTCTGAGCCGGGAATAGGTGCTAGGACGCGAATACCACTGATTCCAGTAACTTGCTCAACATCATCAACAAAATTGCGTAGGCGTGCCATTTTGACACCAATGGAGGGGTTATATCGGTATAGATCAACCGAGTTGCCTTGCACCTTGCTGTCAAACTCAACAGCAAGCCCGTATTCGGCTAGTTTCATTTTGATTTTTTCCTCTGTTGTCATATTCTTATAATTTAATGTTTCTGCTGAAACGAACTTTGCTGTTACGGTCTCAAGGTACTGTTTCATTGCACCGTCTTTCTGTATTCGTTTCTTTAGAAAGTCAGTAATGTTGCTAACTTTGTTTTTCTTAAACGCTTTCTCTCGTGCCTCGTCCTGATCCAAGCGGTGAATGTAAGCGAGGATTGAAACCTCTTTGTCATACATTGCGTACACGTTTGGAACAAACACTTGATTGCCGAGCAATGCGTCTGTTACGTCGTAATAGTAGCGATAAAAGAACTCGAAAATGAGAGGGTGTTCCTCAAATACGATTTCAAACTCTCGCATTTGTGGTGAACCGTCTGCATTCGGTGTTATCTTAAACTCCGCATATATCATTGAGTAAGGCTTTTCGCCTGTCTCTGCTGCAACAAGAAAGTAATTAACTGCTGCCTGAATGAGTTTTGCACCGTCAATCGCCTCGGGGTCAGAGTAACGAGAGGTTATTTTGTGGTCTCTCATTATCAATCTGTCTTTGTAGTCTCGATATACGAGGTCTGCTGCTCCCTTAAGCGGTACTGGTAAAACTTTACCGTCAACCTCGATCTTGTGCTTGAGCATTTTTTCAACAAGTACAATCTCTTTGACAAACTTTTTGTAATTGAACTCTTTGATGTAACCAAAGAATACAAATGCAAATCGTTCCTCCAATTTCGCACGGTTCGCAACGAGTGTGTTGTACTCAATAAAACCGTCAGAGTATCCGTTCAAGTACTCAAGTGCTGTTGCGTGTGCAATCTTGATTGCCTCACCGTCATTGTTTGGTACTGGAACGTCCTTGTTTCCACCAAGGTATGTCTCAAGTGCTTTGTGTATTGTGCGCCCGAGAACATTTGCAGGTGAACTTACTGTCTCAATTTGGTCTCCGTTGATATAGTTCACCTTGAACATAAACGGATCAGAACCAAACTTTGTGAGTGACGAGTAACTGTAATGTGGGACTGGAAAATTAACGTACTCACAAGCCAAGTCCTCGTCTCTAACTCTTTTTGTTACTGTCGGCAGTGTCAACTTCTTCAACTTGGATTTCCTTTTCGTTGTCGTTGACTTCTTGGTTGTGGTCATAATTATTTTCTTTTAATAAGTTACCCATTTTAAGGTCACTGTTTTCAGCAAGGTTCTTTGCGTCACTAATGCGACTGTCCTTGTTGTCTTTCTCAAACGCCTCATAAATGGTGCTGTTTTTTGGTAAGAACTTTGCTAATTGCTTAATTGCGGTCTTTCTCCACATTGAGAGTTCAGGGTCATTCTTTGGGTTCCAAGGGCTGTATTCTGATGTTTTGCTCTTTGAAAACTCCTTGAACTTCATTACGTCTTTCTCTCCAAGAACCTTAAACTGTTTCTCTCCGCTTGATAGAGTTGCAACTGCGTAAACTCCGATTGGCTTTCCTCTATCCTCAAATACCTTTGGACGGTGTGTGAGTGTTGGATTTAATCCTGCCTGATAATCAAAATCGTCATTTGCATACACGATCTCGGCTGTGATGTTTTGCATTCCTGCTCGGTAAAGAAGTGTAATAACCCCTTGATACCCGAGTTGGAATTGTGCCTCTTTTCCGTAAGGCAGCACGTATGCCTCTCCTGATACGCTTGACGGGTACAATTCATATTCCGCACAAGTCATAAAGGCATTTATGAGTGTGCTTTTTTCGCAGTCAAGTAACTTCGGCGTCTTTTTGAGTGAGTAGACGATTGAACTCATAAACTTCATTACCTTTTCCTTGTCTCCTCTAAAAAAGTTCTCGATTGATTTCTGGTGTTCTCTTTGGAGGCTGACACGGAACTGGTCAATCGGTGCGAGTGCAACCTGTTGTCCACTGTCCTTGCTAGTGTCTTTTGCAGTCATAGGATATAATATATTTGCTAACTTGTAAGATTTGGTTTTACGCTAACGCACTTTCGACAGGTGCGTTTTCGTTTTTTAGTTTGTCGTATACTCTCCACGCCTTGAATAGGTTTGAAAGCCCATTTGGACGTACACGGCGCAACTCACCTGCTGTTGCTTTCTTAATATCTCCGTCGTACTTCTCCAAGAGAGAATAAAACGTGATACTCTTTTTTGGTTTTGCTACTGTAAGATTTGATGTCATATTTTTAGGCTGGTTTCTTTGCGTTGTTCCAACGCTTTTGAACCAACTTACGCATATGGTCTTTGCCATACTTTTTGACAACAGCCTTGCCGCCTTTGCTCTGAATTGTTGCGACTGGCTTTTTTGTCTCTGCTGGCTTTTTTGTCTCTGCTTTCTTTTTCGTCATAAGTTGAATATTGATTTTTAATTTTAAGTTTGTCGTACCGACCTCCGACATATCCATTATCGCAAATCAGCCGTATGCTGTCAATACGGCTTGCCGTAGTCTTGTGGATACGGCTAAAACCCAATGAATACAAGGAAACGTTGATAATTAAGGTTGAGTTATCCACAGGTTGTTGATATACTATGTGTATGAAAAATTATTTGGTCATACCAAAAACACTCTCCAAATATCGCAACGTGCAAACGGAATATAAGGGCGTAAAGTTTATGTCCAAAAAGGAGGCAGAATACGCAATGCAGTTGGATTGGCAACGCAAAGCCACCACCCCCCGTGATCGAGTAGTGGAGTATGAATGTCAGGTGCCGTTTCAAATTGTTTTGAACGAGAAAAAGATTTGTAAATATCTCGCCGACTTTCGTGTGAAATATGCCGACGGCAGGGAGGAAATTATTGATGTCAAAGGTGTGCGCACTGATGTATACCGCCTCAAAAAGAAACTCGTTGAAGCGCAATACGGTATCAAAATAGTTGAAGTATAAAAAAACCCCGAGTGGGGTTTTTGTTTACTTCACTTTTCCAAGCAGGGTGTCTACCGCCGCAAGGTGTGTCCTGATTTCGTCCCTGATAGCGTCGTTGCTCGGGGTCGGTACTGGTACGGGTGTCGGTGCAGGCTCTTTAAGCAAGTCTTGCACCCACGCGTCCGTCAGGAGGTTCCCGTAACAAGACTTTTGAGCAAACTTTCTGTGAGGCACAACGTTAGCCAAAGATATGCTGTATTGGCTCATTTTTGCCTTTAGGAGGGCTTTGAGAGCCGTTACCTGCTCCGTAGTCGGCTTAGTAACGTCAAAGTTCCCTGCGAGGCAAATACCGAGGCTAGAGAGATTTTTGCCAATGGTGTGCGCACCCTCGTCAGTGTCTGCGCGTCCCTGCGTAACCTTGCCTTGCTTGTCTATAAAATAGTGATATGCTATGTAATAGCCCAAGGCACTTTTGAAGTTCCATAACTTTTTATGCCAATTATTAACAATATCAAAAGTATGGTGCGAAGTATCTGCGAGAGGATCGCTATCAGTACCGCCTGTGTGGTGTATTATTAAAAACTTTGGATCATTTTTCATATGAATATTATACCGCTAGAATATGTTGCAGGTCTATTTGACGGTGAGGGTTGGGTAACAATCACTCGCCACAAACCATATACACAATACGGTCAAAAAAGTATTGTTTATACATCAAGAGTTAGTATTGAAATGACAGACACTCAATTACTTGAGGATTTACATAACCAGTTTGGTGGTTCACTCTCAAAACGAAAGAAAGCAAGAGCAACTAACAGAAAAATAACTCACATTTGGTATCTACACGGTAAAAACGCAAGAGACTTTTTGATTATGATATTACCCTTTTTAAGGACAAAAAAAGAACAAGCAAAAATATTTATTGAATATATCAATCACACTTCTGAATATAGAAACGAGAACCCTTGCAGGTCAAAAGTTATCTCTCAAGACAGTCTTGGTTTTAGAGAGGATTGCGTGCAAAGAATAAGAAAAATAAACGGCTTTCAAGCCTCTAGGATTTAAGCAGTTCGTTAAGTTTCTTGATTGAGGTTGAACCAAAAAATCCTGTTGGTAATGTGATCCCCCAAGGTTTCAAAACCTCGTCAGCATATTCCGCTTGGAAGTTCTTAACAGCTTGCTCGGTGTAATATCCGAAATAGTCAGTTGTGTAATCCAACTTAAAGAACCCGAGAGCCTTGAGTGCCTTTTGTAGCATTGCAACGTCAGTGCCACGATCTCCCTTGCGCAAGCTCTTAGTGAACGTGTATTGAGGCAACGGTGTCTTTGGTTTTGGTGTCTTTACTGACAGCACGCCTTTAACTGCCCAAGGTATCGGGTAATCCCAAGCGAGTTTTTTATGAAATGGGGTGTAATGATCGTATGTGTAAGTGGCAACGTCCTTTTCGGTACCGTCAGAGCAAGTTGCGTGTTGCACCTGTTCAATGCCACATTTATGTACAACGCTTTCGTTGCCCCAACCTCCGCACACTGGCGTTGCAATGTGAATTGGTGCGTGCTTTAGGTGTTCAGCAATAACATTCGGGTCTGACTGTCCCCATAAAATAAACTCATACATAACCTCAAAAAGCTCAAGGAACTTAAGCGCAGTTTCTTTTTGCTTTGTGGTTACTCTTGTTGGGTCAAGCCATTCCTCTGTTGAATTAAAATCGTCAGGATTGTATCCGTCTGGTTGAGGTAACAGTCCGTGCTTGCGGATACTATCCCAAACAGAACCGAAATCGTTACCGCCCTTTGTGGTACCTGACATTACAGCCGTGAACCAGTCAGAGCAGTTAAACTTTCCGTTGCTATCAAAAAAGCCCAAGTCCTCAAGACGATCAATGATCTCTGCACTTAGCTTATTGTTTCTTATAAGCCAATTGATCTGCATTTCAATTGAATTGAGTGCAGAAAAAGTTGTACAACTCATTGTGTCGTACTTGGACGTGCTTTGTCGTTCGTCAGTTGACGAGAAATTAAACCAGTCTCCTTTGGGCAATCGTTCCTCAAAGGCAATACCAGTTTCTATACCTGCAAGATAGGCTTTAGGGGATAGTGGGACAATGAGTAAGCCTGTGTTTTTTTCAGTGATTTCAGGCATAGGGGCTTAGTTAGTTTCTCTGTCTGAACTTTCTGAAAGGTCTTTAACGTTCTTAAGGATAAATGCGTAAAACGCTCCTGACGCTGTAAGTACTCCGATAAACGCCTCCCAAAGTCCGTATGCAAGCATTGCCTTGTAAGCGAAACCTCCAACGAGTGAAAGGATTGCCACAACAACCATTACGCCTGCGACGTTGAGATTAAGTTTGGTCTTAGCAAACTGTACGATTAAAGATACGATCACTCCTCCAAAAATAAGTTCAATTTCCATAATGTTTTGTGTTAAAACTTTTAATAATACGATTGGTGCCTTGCCCTCCAAGCCTCAATATCACTCCAACACGACTTGCTAGGGTTCCAGTCCCTTGTACCATTACTATTGTACAACACTAAGGCGTATAGTGCATTACCCTCCTCTGTGTATATGTCAAAACCGAGCGCCCGTGCCGCCTCTGCGTGGTAGTAGTCGTTAATCTGAAAACGCCCAATATCCTTGCTCCACAGGTACTTTTCAGTGGTAGTGGAACCGTCCTCAAGAGTGATAGTGCGGTACCGATAGTTATACCCGACCTTGCTTTGGTCGTCGCGGCTCTCACACCAAGCAATATCCAAAAGCACCTTTGGCAAGGGTGCGTCAGCGTCGTGAGATTTGTTTACCTTTTCAGGCGTACTTGTGCTTATACTAGCAGTTGTACTGGCAAACGCTGTTTCAATATGCAAAGCCTCGTAACTGACAACTGTTGGCTTAACAAGAAAGAATATGATTATTGCAATTGTGAGTATCAATCCCAAAAGGGATAAATACCCGTCTTTATTTTTCATTGCCCCTTAATGATACCAAGTGTACAGGTTATGCAAAGTGGTTATCTTGCATTTGTGGACAAGATTGCTTGACTTTTATTTTCTGTAACCACCGATTTTGAGGTTGCGATCAAGCAAATCATTCTTAATATCGTTGATCAGCTTTGCTTTCTTTTCGTCGTCTGCTCTCTTGTAAGTGAATGAGGTAACAAGAGTGTTCATACGCTTATTGAAATCGTCTTTGTATTTCTGAACAACCTTGTCATACTTTTCAGGTGTACCCTTTTCCTCCATTTGCTCCTTGAACTTCTTAACTCGGCTTGATGTCTTTTCAGGATCAGTAATTGACGGCAAGTTTCCTGTACTCTGCAAGCGCACCAACTCGTCAACAACTTCGCTCTCTCGGGCTGTCTTTACACGAGCGCCAAAGAGGAATGTTGAAATCGCACTCTCGTTCTCAATTTGATTACCGAGCGTGTCGGTCTTGATCGGTAGTTGGTTACGAACAAACGGAACCTTTGACTGCAACTTTTCAGCAGGGTCTTTATAGTCATACTTTCTCTCATACGGATCGGTTGCCTTACCTGCGTCGTAAACGATTGCAGGGACGACACGAGAGGACAAGAAATCAACAGCCGTCAGTCCTGCGCTTGTGAGCGTATCCTTTGTCTGCTCCTCAACAGTCTTGGTTGTATCGGTTGCCTTATTGAGGCTGTTTTCAAAATCAACAAGCAGGTCTTTGACTGCTCGGTAAGCAGGGAACTTAAGCGCCTGCGTTCCAACTCCTTGAGCGTATTTATATGCAGTATTTACAAGCCCGTTTCCGTACTTTCGTGCGTACATAATACCAACGAGAGGTGAGGCAATCGCTCCAAAGTAATCAAGAGAAATCCACTTGTCCCCGATCCTGATTGAGTTTGGTACTGCCTTTTGCAATCTCAAAAGTTCCTGTTCTTTTTGAGAGATAGGGTACTCACCAATAAAATCGTCAGGATCAAACATTGCGCTCACAATAAAAGCGAGAGACAGTCCAAGCCCTGAACGTACAAAATCCCTCACAACCTCTTTCAGTGGCTCTCTGTTGCCCAATTTTGCACTCTCCAAGGCACCTTTGAGGTTATACATTCCTCTGATCGCTGACACTCCCGAGGCGTCTATACCTGCACCAATAACGTTTGCAGGGGTCTTAACGAACGGCATTAACTGATCACCAAGGCGCACGTCTCCTGTCGCTGTGTTCACGATCTTGCGGATCGCAAGAGCAAGGCTTGAGTAATAACTGTCGTTCTGATAAGTAGCGTATGAGGCGTCCGCAATAGCTTGCGCACGAACGTATTGCCCCTCCTCTGTTTGAGGATCAAGGCTTGAGGCGTCCTTAAAGATTTCAAGCGCACGTTTGCGTGCAAGCTCCTTGTCTTTGATACCCTCCTCAACAGCAATCTTTGTTGACGCAAGGTTGGCACTGTCAGCAAAGTGCATTGCAGAAAAGGCAACGTCAGGCGACGCCATTAACTTTTTGAAAACAAAATCCTCGTAAAAACGTCCAACCTTTCTGAAATTACCCTCACCTTGAGACTGCGGTGTTTCCTCACCAAGAGTTCTCTGTGTGTCGTCAATATGCAACATACGGGTAATGTCGTACCCACTCTCTTTGAAAACCTTATTGGCAAACTTGAAATACTTTTTTGCAAACTCTCCGTTGGTTCCCTTGAGTTGCTTTGAGGATAGGCGACGCTCAAACGCCTGTTGAATACCCTGAACCGTGTTACCAACAATGTTGGTTACAGGTGATTTTATAGAAAAGAGCATATTACCCCTGAAAATTGTTGAGGTTAAAATCCTCATTCGTGAGGACGGTGCAAGCCCGTTCAAGTAATCAAACATTTCACGACGAGCCTTAAAGTACTCAATGTTTGGCAATCCAAACTCGTTGTCAGGCTTTGCGTTCGCAAGCTCCTCCAACTTCGCAGAACGCTCCGAGATATTTTTTGCCTCCTCTGCTGTGATCGTAACTCCCAACTGTTCAGCAACCATATCAGCAAAGAAACTATCAGCCTCGGTTGGATCAAGTACACCGAGTTCGTCCAGTTGATTGATCTTACGCATTACATTTTTATATTTTGGCGTCTCCTTTGCCTTGGTACCAAACACACTTTCAGCCCAACTCTTAAGAGCAGTCTTTTGTTGTGAGACAAGTGCCTTTTCAAACAAACCGTTCACGCTCTGTGCAGTACCCTTATCCATATACTTTGCAAACAACTCATTCCTCTGCTTAGAGGTCATTTCAGTAAGTTGTTGCACGTTGAACTCTCCGCTTTTTGCGGATTTGAGTAACTTTTTACTGATGTCTTTTGGTATACAAAGCATAATAATTAATCGTTATTTTAACACGTCAATTGGTCAATAACACTCTGCGCCAAGTCAGTTGCAGTCAACTTTTTCTTTACCGTTCGCTTGATATTCTCGGTACCCTCACGCATTTTGCCCTCAACTGTTTTTACTGACCTCTCGCCCTTTTTCTTTGAAAGGAACTTAAACTTTTCTTTGCTTGCTTTCTCAATCCTTGAGGCAAGAACTTGTTGCATAAAGAAATGAGGGCTGTTCTCATTGAAACGTCCACGCTCCGAGACGATCTCCTGTCCACGACGGGTCTGACGCAACGAACGTGAGCGCTCAAGCTGTGCCTGCAATGCAAAATCCTTTGCCTCTGACGCCTGTTCAGCAAGAGCAATACTGATCGCTGTTTCAGTTACTCCCTCGGGTGCGCCCTGCATACCAAGAGCAATACGCTTTGCCTCCTTTGGAAACTTAGCCACGAACTCAAGCGCCCGTGCCGTGTCGTCAGCAAGGTTCAAGCGGTTGTAATTAACGTCAATGTCAGCGTACTCTCCCAAGCGTTCCTGAACTCTCTGAAAGGCTTTTGATTTCTTAACCTCTCCCTTAACCTTAACGGGTTTCTTTTCAACCTGATTTTGAGTGGTATTTCTGATAACTGGTGCATTGCTCTGTTTCAAAGTCCACTTGCCGTCTGCACCTTTCACGCCATTAACAGCACGCTCAACCATAGTTGGACGATCAGTGGTATCGTACTTTTTCTTTGCCTTTTCAAGTGGCAATCTCTCAATACGCTCACCGTCTTTTGTTACCTCAAAAAATAACTTTCCGTTTTTCTTTGAACGGGTATAACGAGCCTCAACCTTTCCTTGAGCCTCACCCTTGGCACTGTATTGAGTAACACGATAAACGCCTGTGCGTGTCTTTTCAACATTCTTGCTCACCTGTTCTTTGTCCGCAGGCTTTTGAGTGTCAGCACTTTTCGCATTGTCCCAAATCGCTTTTAGTTGAGTTTTGGTTTTGATTACGGACGGGTCAAATACTGTTATATTTTTACCATTTCCTGCACTCAATTCCGTTCCGTCAAAGCCCTCTTTTACGAGTTTTTTTGTATCAACCGAGTAAGCGTCCTTGTCCGAGACTTTTTTGAGTTTTATATCTGACGGCAAGTATGCAGTAACAACCCCACCGTATTCCTTTGCGTCTGCTCTGCTAGTTGTGAGGTAAGAACCCTCACCAAAGGCACTGACGCCTGTTTGGATCGGCATTTTCTTAAAGCCCTCTTTCTCAATAATCTCTGCTGACTTTGTGCCGTGATAATAAGGCTTGCCTTGAGCTTTCAGGAAATGAGCGAACGTTTTATATTTCTTAGCCTCCTCTGTAAGCGTCTGATCTCTTTTACTTGTGGTGTCTTTTTCGGTAGTTTTTGACGTTTTTTTGTCTTTTTCTGTCTCTTGAATTGCCTTATCGTTCAAAACTCTAATCTCTCCCTCTGTCGGAAATCGTATTGCGTCATAACCGTTTTCTTTTGCCCACTTTGAGGCTTTTGCATAGTCCTTTTCAAGTTTTCCCTCCATAAATTGCAACCTTTTTTCACCCCCTGCGATAGCATAAGTTTCAACACTGTCGTCAGTAATGTCCTTGTACTGAACATTTGGCACCTCGCTGTAATCAATTATTTTTGCGTCTCTTTTCAATGAAGTCTCCGAAACCTCACCACCTCGGTTTTTTGCAAAATCCTCTGCAATTTGTTTGTTTGTAGAAAATGAGGCACCTTTGTCCTGACCTCCTCTGTATAAAATAGTTCCCGTTTCTTGTGAAACCTTAGCGTCCCGATTGAGAGAAACTTTTACACCTGTTGGCTTGGTGGGCGTCTTGAGTTCCTGCTGTATCTCTTTCAGTTTCGCCAACTCCTCACCCGTCGCTGTTTCCAAACGAACCTTAACCCAAGCAAGGATTTCCTTTTTACCTGCCTCAATCGCTTGTTTTTGTGTCTTATAAGTCTCGGTATTTACAAAAGACGCCTGAATACTGTTGCTCTCTGTGTCTGCGGAAAATGAATATGTAAATCTGCCGTCAGGGTATTGTACGGTCTCAATGGTTGCGAGTGGGTTATCCTGCGTCTCGTCGGCAACATAAATAGGACGCTGTTTTACAGCCTGCTGATAGTCAGAAAGTTGCTCGTTAACAATCGCCAAGCGTCGCAAAGCGGTGTCATTATTTGGATCCGCCCTCAACTCCGTTTCAAGTGAAACAGCCTCGTCCCGAACCTCCGAGAAATCAACGTTGAACTCACCCTTTACAGTGCCTTTTTCGCCCCCTGAACCACCGTCAGACTGCAAAGAGGGGTCAACTGGTACATTGGTGCCAATTGCTTTACCTGCGCCCGTTGCAACGGCTGTGATACCTGCTCCTGATAGTCCACCGATCAAGAACTCGTCCACCATAGCGCCTGACTTAACGTACTCCGAGAACTTGGCAACAACCTCCTCACGGTCTGCGTCAGTTCGTGCATTTCTGTAATCGTTGGCATATTTAATAACTGTCTGCGACGGTTCGGTTGTACCCTCAACAAGAAAACCTTTACCCATTTGCTTTGCAAACTCCTTAAGTGCTGTCTCTCCACCCTCTTTGATCACTGACTTAAGTGCGCTCTCGGCAAACCCTGAAATAAGAGTATCCCCGACAGTATCAATTGCGATATTCCCCAAGCTCTCAACACGTCCTTTGTCCTGACGTTGGCTCTCTGCTGAAATAGGTGCAAAGTAGGCAAGTGAGACTGCCTGACCTGCTTTTGGGTTACGAGTGAGGTATGAGGTACCAACAGCAAGCAACGCTCCGATTGCTGACTGAACACCACTGTCCTGCAAACCGTACATTATGTTTTCAAATCTTGAGTTCTCGGGGTCTTTGCTCTTTGCAACAAGTGCGGAATACGCCTCGTCATAAGTATCGTCTCCAATAGACTTAACACGAGCGATTGCCTTAAGTGGTAGGTTTGATGTCGTATTATAAATTGCCCCTGTAACCTTTTGTCCTGCCTCCGAGTTAAGAAACTTGATCAGTGGTACGTCTTGGTTTGCCTCCTCAAGGATTTTAGCTTTTTCCTCTGGTGTTTTTGCAACATTGTACGCCTCTAAACGAGGGCTTGTAATCTTGTTTTTTCCAGTAACAGGGTCTTTAACAATTGTCGTTTTTCCCTGCATAAGTTCCTGCATTGGCAAAGACGCCTCTGCATTTTTTCTGCTCTGTTCTGAAAACCAGTTACCAACAGACGTTGCCACTTTCCCTGCAACAGAAACAGCCTTATCAAAAAAGCTCTTTGGCTCCTCTTGTTTTGCTGAACTCTCAACCTGCACCTGTTTTGGTGTAGGTTTTCTGTCCTCTGCGGTAAAGATACTCTCAAGCGGATCAGCACTAACGGTTCTTGACTGACTGCTGTTAGAAATGGGATTTTTTAATTTGTCCTTTTCCTCCTCTTGGGTATCCCCGAAAATGTTATCTAGGGGGCTTGCCATAATGGTTTAATCTAAAGCACTTAAACTTACCCCTGCCAAATCGTAACTGTCAGGGTTAACGAAAGTCGTACCAAATCTCTCGTCAAAGTCTTTTGCTGTGTAGCCTGCTGTTACCCAAGCTGAACGAGCCTTTTTGTAATTTTCAGGTGAAACGTAACCGTCTCCACCTGCAACACCCTTAAGTTGTGTTGCCACTTTAGTTGCATTTGCACGCACTGTTTCTGCCTCGGTTGCTTTTCCACCACCCCCTGCGTCAACAGCACCAACATACATACTCTTTGTTGAAAGTGAACCGTCCTCGTTTCTCATAATCACGTCAACATATTTTGCACCGTTGCTCTCACGAGACGTTGAGGTAACAATATCCGCTTTCGGGTTCTTGTTTTGCAATGTCTCGTAAAAGCCAACTGGCAAACCTGACTGCATTTCCAACTTAGTGATTGAGAGCTTTTGATCAGGTGAAATATCCTCAACCTTAAGCCCTCCTGATTGGATAGAGTTATAAATGATCTGCGCATTTGCTCGGGCGTTATCTTGCTCACGTTCAAGGTCTGACTTTTCGCTGTCAGAAATACCCTTAACGGTGTTGAACAATTGCAGGTTTTGAGAGAATGAGTTGTTGTACTCGTCAGAGGCAGTTTTGTAATCCAACTGCTTGAGGTTCATTATGTTGTTAACCACGTCGTACTTACTCTTGAGTTGATTTGTGATGTAATCCTTTTGGCGAAGCACAACGTCAAGGCGCTCGTTTGACGCCTTTTCTTGCTCACCGACACGACCCTCAATCACGTTCATTGCTACGGGCTTTCCCTCCTCTGCGCTCTTGTTCACTCGGAACTGCGCACGCAATTCGTTTTCTTGGTTGGTCAGGTCATTAAGGTTGGTTTCAAGGTCTGAAATACCTGCTTTTGAAAGTTCGCTTTGGTAAGTGCTTTCAAAGTTTGGTGCAGTTGCCTTTGTGCCAAGCCCCGTGGTGATAGTCTTTTGCAGGTTCGCAAAAATGTCTGCGTATGACTGTGAGGACGAACGAACAGGAACGTCGCTTGATTTTGAAGCACGCGCCTTGTCGTCCTCTTGGTTTGCATTGATGTATGACGAAGCAGAGCCGAGGTCGGTTACTGCCGTCGGCGTCTTAGGTGCCGAACCCTTTTTGAGCGCAGTGAGGAGGGCAACGTTTTGCTCCCCCGACCCTGCATAATCCGCAATACCGTACTGCTTGGCTAGGGACGCTCTTGAGCTGTAACTGCTGTCCTTTCCTGTGGACTTTAGGTAGTCAACGACTGATGTATCTACGTTGAGTTGTTGTGTTGCCATAATTATTTTTTATTAAAAAACCGCATATCTAAAATACCGCCTTGCCACCTCAAAATTGCCAAAGCAATTAAGGACAAAAACGGCACACACTTCCTTTTTGGAAAGTTCACACACAATGTTCTTTCCAGTTCGTACTCTTTAAGAGAAACGCTGTCGTCAGAAATGTATTGGCGTATTCTTTCGTCAAAAGTTGGCTCGTTTTTAGTTTTGCGTTGCTTTCTCATATTGTCTTAATAATATCATTGTTACTTGTAATACCACAATACGGCACAGTGGACTAATTGCGGAAAACCGCCACCATAAAATCTCCATTGTCTGCCGTTCCAGTGTCGTCAAAGATTATTACGGTAAAGTCATTCGTCCCAAGTGTCGCGACTTTTGCTATGTATGCCCCCGACCCCGAGGCACGCAAAGCAGTTACTTGGATATTGTAGTTTGAACTTCCCCAATTGTGGGTGAGGGTATAGTTGCCCGTACTTGGATTTGTGAGAGTAAATGCGCTCACATTCTGCTTGGACATTGTGGTACCGCTACAATAACCCGTATAAATACGGGGTACGGGAACACTGTTTACGTTGACGGCAGTTCCACTAATTGTCCCCGACACACTTAAAGTGGTCAAACCTGACACGGTTGCGGCGTATATTGTGTTCCATTTTTTACTTGCTGAACCAAGGTTATAAGTTGTGTTTGCGCTTGGTATCCAATCACTCTCAACTTCCAAGTCTGTTGCGATACGGTCTACTGCTGTACCGTCCCCGAACACCATAAAATACCCACCATATTTGCCGTTTATTGCATTGAAACCATTTGAAGCGTTACCCGAAGTATCAAAACTACCTCCATTTGAAAACATTGTTGTTGAGGAAAAAGCGGAAGCGCCAACACCTGTATACACAGAAAGCCCTGCACCGTCGTCTTGAGCAACTAGGGTTATATATCCGTCCGTTCCCACCTTGTCAGCCTCAAGTACCCCGTAAAGGGTCGTACTGTCGTAAAACTCAATACTGTTGGCAGGTGAGGAGGAAATTTTTATACGCCTGCCTGATGTCGCTGTTTGAAGCGTACCACCAGTAATTGTTACACCCGTAATGGTACCTGCCGTTATTGTTCCTATATTTGCACTGATCGCAGAAAGCCCACCACCTCCAATCGTTGTTTGAACGTCGCCAACAGCACCGCCAGTTGGTATATATCCTCCAAGTGTAATGTTATTTGCTATAACATTCCCCTCCATATCAACGCTAAATGGTGCGTCAGCAAAACGCTCGGCACCAAGCCAAATACCCTGTCGGTCAACTCTAAATACCTCTGCACCAATACCAACCTGCAACTCGTTCACGTCCCTAAAGAACTCTGAACCATACCTTGTGTTGCTCTTTTCCTCAAGAGACTGATACGGGATATCAGTGAATGGCGTAATTATTTTGTTTGCAATTTCTGTTGGCATATTATTTTTCTCGTTTTTGCTTACGTTTCTCCATATTTTTCACAATCAATAACCGCCTTTTTTGTACGATTTTTTCAAGTTCTTTTTTTGAAATCTTTTTTGTGGTTTCTTTTGCCATATGTTTATACGTTTACACCGATTTCCACGACCTCAAGTTCAGGCGCCGTGTTCGCCGAAGCGACAAGGCTGACCTTGACCTGCGCTCGGGTGGCGTCGTTGATGTCAACCGAGGTTGCTACCAACATATGTCGTGCGTCCACCTTTGAAGTGATAGCACTTCCGAACGTTGTCTCTGCATTGACCTTTTTGCGTACCTCAATGCTCGTATTGGTAGGCAAGAGGCGGTAGCAAGCGTCCACAAGCCCGTAATTGAGAAGTGAGGTGCGTTCAGCCATAATCACTCGCGTTACGAAGTAGGCGACTGTTGCTTTTGCAGAGAGGTCAAGTACGTCAACGCCATACGTTGTGCCTCCTGTGGTGTCTTTCCACCCCACGAGGAACTGGTCAGCGCTTAATTGGCAAATAGAGCCGATTTCAACGCCTGAAAGGTTGCCTGTTGATATTGCGTGTTCAAGATTCAGTACGAACGGATAGTTGCGGTTTGTACGCGCAAGCGAGTACACACCTTGGTTGGCAGGATTGCCCGATACGTTTGAGAAACCAAAGAGAGGCATACCGTTGAAGTTGAACTTTGCGTTTGGGTGAACATACGCCTTTGCAGAGCCAGTGTAGACACCCTTAACGGTCTTATATTCCTCAAGCGAGGTTCCATTGTAAAAGTAGAGATTTCCCTTAGTGCCTGCGTTCACAATCACATTGTTGTCGGTATCCAAGAAGCAGTTAACGCCAACCTCGGGGATACTGTCAGAGGTTGAAAACGACACGCTCCAAGTGTTCCACCTGATTATTTCAGTCTCTGTAACGTTGTCGGCAACGTAGGTACCAATAAGCAGGTCTGTATTGAGTTTTCCAAGGCTCTTAATACGCAAAGGTGCCGCAATATCAAGTGCGTTTGCTGAAAAGGTTGTAACGTCAACCTGTGCGACATATTTTGCGTCGCCAATATACAAAACTTGGTTAACAATTTTCATTGGGTGCCAAGAGGCGTCAGTGTTTGTGAATGTTGCCCAACTATCGTTTCGGGTACTCCAAGCAGTACCAATTTGCCAACGTCCAAGACGAGACTGCATTGCATAGTAGATATATCCTTGGTATTCCTTAGCGTCCAAAATACCTGCACTACCTGCGGCAGGGCTTGCGGTTGCCTCCAATGACCAAGTGCCTGCGCTTGTTCGTTTCCAAATCTTGCCGTTTGTTGATCCGAAATGGTAAGTACTGCCGTCAGAGCAAGAAACCCGTGCCTTAACAAGGTCGTCAACGGTAGAGCCACTGTCCTTGGTCAGTTTTTGGTTGACCTTAATGACACCTGCCTCCGAGTGAATATCCAAACCGACCATTTCGGCAACGCTATTTTCACCGCCCAAATAGTCCGAGTCTGCAATCCCACCTAGATTAAGATTTTTTATTTCAATTTTAGCCATAAATATATTTTGGTATTAACTTCGCGTGCTTACGACTGTTGCACGAGCCACAAAGAGGTTGGATATTCTCAATGTTGTCCGAACCACCTCTTGAAATTGGTATGATGTGGTCTTGGGTGAGTTTGATTTCAGGCTCTGCTTTATCACAACAAGGACACTTCCAATTATACTGCGCCTTAAGTGTTTCCCATTCGTCAAAAGTGTGCGAACCCTCCGCGTTTCTCTTTTGAAACTTGTATCTTGATTTGTAAAAGCGTATATACTCCTTGGTCTTTGCAATTCCACCTTTATAATTGTGGGGTTTTTGACCTTTGTGAGAAATTGAAAGCAACTCTTTATGGCTATCAGAAAGTTTTTTACCCTTATTCCAAGGCACACTTCCTTTTTTGAAATGTGTGCGTCCAGTATTAAGTTGTTTTCCTTTTGTTACCATATGTTTATTTTAAGCGCTCAAGGATTACCGCTTGTTGGGTCTGCAACACCGTGATTTGCTGTTGCTGACTTTGCAGAACCTTAACCGTGTCCTTTACCTCCTGTGCCAATTCCTGTGTATGGGTAAGGTGGTTTGAGTTAATGGTTGCAATGCTCTGTTGAATGAGCGCCACGTCCTGCTTCATTTGGTAATAAGGCGCAACGACGCCAATGACAAACCCGACAATACCAATGACGAACTTTGCCTCTGTTGAGAGGATAGCCCGTATAAGGCTTGTTGTTTTCCCTTGGTTTTCGTTGGTCTTTTTCATTTGGATAATGTTTATTGTTAAATCGCCCGAGGCTGTGGCGTCCACGCCGCGTCCCCGTTCACGCGAGGCTGTGCCGACCACACGCCGCCCATTTTGCGAGGACGTGCCACCGAGAACGTTGCCGATACCACCGTGGCAGTAAGTTCAACGTTTCTGACTGCCGTGATAGTAGGCGCAGGAGTGGTGAATGTAGCCACAAGTACGCCTGCACTGACCATTGCATTTTGCTCGGCTGTAACGGTAGGCGAGGCGATAGAGAACGTCGCCTCAAGGACGCTTGCGGCTACTGAAACATTGCCAATGGCTGAAATTGTGGGTACAGGTGTCGAGAACGTCGCTGATTGAGCGCTAGGAGCCACAGAAACGTCCCCAATGAACGCAATTGCAGGGATTGAGAAAGTAGCCGTCTGTACGTTTACGTCCACGTTAGAGGCTCCTGACGGCGTTGGAGAGGGTATTGAGAATGTGGCTGAAAGTACGCCAACGTCAACCTGTGCGTCAGGGGTTATTACGTTTACTGTCGGAATTGAGAAAGTAGCTGTGAACACACCTGCGTCTGCCGTCGCTCCTGCTGATATTTCAGGTGCTTGAGTTGAGAATACAGCCGAGAGAACTGTTGAAACGACATTTGCTGTTCCCGATATAACGGCTGAAATAATAGAGAAAGTGGCGGCAAGGACAGTCGCATTTACTGTTACCGACGTACTAGCACACACTGTCGGCAAATCCGTAGTAAAAGTAACGGTATTGTTGTTTGTTAAAGTCTGCCCATTACCTGAATTGTCGGTAACAATATCGTCCAGTGTCCACTCACCACGCAGATTGGTCGTGGCACCGAGTACATTACATAGATTGTCTGCTATTTGTGCCGTCGTCCTTGCCTCTGCCCATAGCCTTAGTAAACTTATATCTCCGTCAAAAAAATTGTATGGTTGGTCGCTTCCATTATGATTTGCTCCAATAGTAAAAGGTAATGAAACATTGTTTATTTTGGTATCAAGTCCCGTTTGTGTTGAGCCTTGCTGTTCTCCGTCCACATAAAACTTTGCACTTCCTGCACTTGCTGTATACACAACAGCGACGTGATACCAAACACCAGTTGAGGGTGTCCAAGCAACAGAGACCGCATATACAGAGGGTGTAGAAGTCCCACTACCTGCAAGTATTAGATTTAGGGTATTTGAAGTAAACCTAAAGCCATACGCTCCTCTATCCCACGATATAGAATCTCCCCATTTGGCGGCAATGGTGCGTGTTGTTGAAGTAGAAGCAAGACGAATCCACGCCTCAATTGTAAGGTTTCCTGTTATGTCTAAATTTGTTTCGTCTGCTCTGGTTAGCGACTCAGAGTTCGCAAGAGCAAAGTTTGCTGATTTTGTTAGTCCCATATGCCATATGTTTTTTGAGCGTTCCAACGCTCACTACTGGTCAGGTAGGATATGGCGATTTGCTGTTTCCAGTATATCGCACCCGAGCCAGTGTGTGAGGGCTTGAACAGGCGCCTATCCAACCCCTGCGCCCTGCTTAGTTTAGGTTCAGGATACCCTCCGCGTTCCACGCAATTGTGAAAGTACCTGCTGTTGAGATTTTGTCTGAACCAAAGTTAATGTAACAAATAAGTTCGTCGGCACTTGAGGCACCTCCACGAGCCTTGTACAAGACTGCTCCACGAGCAGTAATTGTTGATGTTGACCAAGCCAAGTCGTTTGCGTCAAACACACCCTCGTTGTCGGTGTTGTCTGCCGTTACTGCTTTACCTGCAAGAGCAGAACCACCTGCTGAATATCCAGTACCCGATACCTCATTGGTAACGTCGTCTCGGTATTCGTGAGTGTCCTGATCAGGCGAATAGGCGTCGGTAACGAGCATAACGTTGATTGTGTCCGTATCAAGGTCAATTGATCCGTTCATTATGTACTTTTTGAACGCATTGTATATTACGTCTGCCATAATTATTTTTCGTTATCGTTAACCTCGCCAAATCGCTCTGCAAGTTCGTCTTTGCGGTCTGCAATGACTTTCTTGATCGCTTTTACACGATCAGCGTAATCAGCCTCCTTTGCCTCCAAACGGGCAATTTCAGCCTCAAGAGCCTCTTGTGAAAGCTCAATCACGCCATTAACACGTCGGAAACCTCTGCGTCCCTCCAAGATTTCTCGTACCTTTGCCTGAACAGGGGCGCTAAGTTCTGCGAACTCTGCTTGTCCCTCCTCTGACGTTCGGTACGCCTTTGGATTTGCGCAGTAAGCCTCTGCCTGTGCCTTTATTTCCTTTTTTTCCATAGCGTTATGGTTAAGTTGGTTAGTAATTTGAACCGTCGTTATAAGGCACTGTGCCTTGGTTCTGACGGTCTAGGTTCGTGCCTTTTAGAGCATTGAGAACCAATTTAAGGTCAGCGTCATAACTCAATTCCTTTTCGTCAAGAGGTATGGGCTTTTCCTTAGAGTTCTTGTAATCAATGATTACAGCTCTTGCCCATATCTCGTGTGCCTCTCTAGGCATACCGTGAGACGTTGTGGTTGGCTGTACTGACATATCGTCAGTGGACGCAAGTTTTGCCCCGGTAAGATCAGCAGGGTATTGGATTGCCCAAAGTTTGATCCCCTCCGTTACCGCAACAATCGCCTCTCCCGTGAATAGCCACAAAGACTTGCGGAAAATATCAAATTGATACTTGCCACTGAAAGCCTGCCTGATGTCTGACTCAACAGTCGTACCTCTGTACGCTGTCAAATCAAACTCGGTAAACTTCTTGAACTCTGTGCCTCCATTTGCAACCTTTGCCTCCACCGCTTTGATGTTGGACAAAATGTCGCTCGGGAAAGAGTACTCACGCACGTCAGCCTCAAGGTCTCGTAAGTATTCCATTCCGAAAATATCCTCGTTGGTCTTGGCGATCTCTTTTGCGATCTCGTCTTTCTTGATGTTCGCAAGAGCAACCAACTCAGCGTCAGTCAGCGTGGTGCTGTCTGTTTTCGTCTTGAACCTTACATATGTTGCAAACTCTGTATATTTCATTGAGGTTTACGTTAGAACTCTGATAATGGCTCCCTGTCCCACCCCAACGCCCCGTGAGAGGCGCTGAAAGGGGCAAGGAACGTTCTCGGCTTACGCCAAGGTAACGGTAGGAGTTCTCGGGATAACTCGGACGTACACTGTCGCTGACGCAAGGTCAACGGCACTGCCTGTGTTATTGAGCAACTGATACGTTACTGTGTTTGACGCTGTAACGCTTGCTGTAATAGCAAGGTCTGCAACGTCAATACTTAGAGACGCAAGAACAAAGTCGCCAAGAGAGGCACCTGTTACAGTGATTTCTCCGGCTTCCTCGTCTCCGTCTGCAATTGATCCTGCGTCGTAAACTTCGGAACCGTTAAGTCCTCCAAAGTCCGCAAGCATTGCCACAAGTAGAGCTTTAAGCTCTGCGTGAGACATTGCTGAACTGTCTGTAATTACGGGCATAGTTTTTTTAGTTAACTAAGGTTGATAATTTACAGGTTACGCATTGAGCAAAGCGTCGTCTGTACTCATTCCGTCCTCTTTCACACGGTTACGATCAAGACGAAACGCTTGCCCTGCCTCGGTGTCCTCGGGGGTCATATTGTAGTGGCTCTCAATCATATTCGCTACGGATTGAGGGACAGTACTGTACTCACCTTTCATAAGCACCATTCTGTAACCGTTAATCGTAACGGTCTCATAGGCGTGCGCTCCCTTTTTTTCTCCGATACCGAGAGGAACAAAGATACGCACCTTTGGTTCCTTAGACAGTGTTTCTTTTACAGCTCGTGCGTCAGCTTTCAACAGTGTCTCAATTCGGTTATCAGAACGAGGCTTAACAGTGTCTCTCTCAATGAGAGGTCTGTCGCCCTCGTCGGCAGTAGCTTTCGCATTTGCCTTACCTGTCTTTGACGCCTTTGCAGACTTCTTAACAGGCTCCTCCTCAACTTCCTCGTCCTCGTCGTCAGACAATTCCTCGTCAGTATCGGTCTCGTCCTCAACTGTCTCCTCGTCGGTTTCAGTATCGGTTAGCTCCTCGTCCTCCTCAACTTCGTTTTCGTCGTCAAGGATCGGATTTGCCTTTTTGACCTTTTCAGCTTTTGGCTTTGAGGTCGTTTTCTTAGTGTCCTTTGGCATAATTTTAATCGTTATATGCGGTTAGTAATTATCGGGCTTTGGCTCCAAGAATGGGCTTAAGCGGTTACAGCGTGTTCAATACGAGTTATGAAGTCGTTATTGAGGATTTTAGCCACAAAAGTGATTTTCCAACCACTAGTTGCACGCTGATCAAGTGGGTCGTCTGAACCTGCTGAACCCAAAGGCTTAACAATGTTCTTAACAGCCTCACCGCTTACGTTAGTTGTACCGTAAGCCTCTGCTCCAAAGATAATGGTGCAGTAAACGTCGTTTGCGCTCTGACCTGCGCCAGTTCGCACCTTTGCGTTAACGCTTTCAACGAAACGTACCTCGTCAATGGCACCAACTTCGTTGTCCATAATCTTTTTAGTACTTGCGTACTTTTCAACAGGTATCCAGCCAGTAGCAGTCAACCCCTTGAGGTCGTATGTAGTGTCTGGGTGAACCAAACCAATGTATGACGCATTGATTGGAGTTGTGTTAACTCCGTCGCTAGCGTCAATCATTCGGGTGATCCTCTTAGCCTTGTTGTTTTTCAACAGACGTACAGCCTTTTTGACAACAGTTGCGTCAATAACGTCTCCTGTATCAACGTGTGATGTCTGTGTTGATCCTGAACCTTGGAAAAAGGCACTAGTACCCTCACAAAGAATGTCCCTTGTGATTTGGTCAATCGTGTCTCCCATTTGGTCGCCAAGTATCTCGGCTGTTTCCATAAGGATTGGATCCTCACTTTCGTAATCAAGTACGTCAGTAATTGTTACGAAATCACCGTACTGCGCAACTGTCGCAGTAATGTCGGTAACTGATAATGAACTTCCGTTTGGAGTAACCCCCTCTGTCAACGCTGTGGTTGCAGGTGAGAGATTACCGTAACGTCGGAACTTGATCGTATTAGTCCCTGCCTTTCGGGGGATATTACGCACCTGCGCCCAACGAGTGTGAATGAAAGCAGGAACTGCTCGCATTAACAGCGTTTTGTCGTAGAAGTTATTTACTTCCGCAGGGATTTGAGTTCGTGTTGTGTTTCCCATTTTAATAAGAATTAAGTGTTTGTAATGCTTTTAACTCAAAGAGTTTAAGATTACCGATCTGCGAGCTTGGCACGAACTTTCGCTTGCTTTGCCTCCAATTCCTCCCTCGTAAGGTCGGCAACTGGTTTAACACCGCCTGCGTCGCTTGCACCTCCTCCGCTTTTCGTTTTCTTAGCCTCTTTGTCAGCGATCTGTTTCCTTTTAGCACCGATAGCCATAAGGTCTTTACCTGCTACTCCGTAAAAGATTTCCTGTACAGGAACGTCCTTACGGGACGGGTGAGCCATATACTTACGGGCTTTTGCCTCATACTTGGCAAAGTCAGGGTTGTCTTTAAGAAAGTTCTTAACCTCCTTATCGTCGTCGTCTGCCATTTGCTTTTCGATGAACGGCTTAAGGGCTTTCTCCACGATCTTGCCAACGGTTTTTTCGTCAGCAGGGTCAATGTCGTCGTCCTCGTCGTCGTCCTTTCCAGTATCAGCGTCGTCCTTGCCTTGGCTCTTTGACTTTTTACGTTCAATTCGCTCCTTAGCAAAGTCGCTCGGACGTTTTCTGACAGGTGGCTCTTTGTCCTCCTCGTCCTTAGAGGTGGATTTCTTAGACTTTTTATCGTCTGTTTCGTCCTCGTCGTCGTCGGTCTCCTCCTCGTCGTCAGAGCCGTCGTCGTTGTTATCGTCAGCGTCGTCGCCCTCCTCTGCGTCGTCGTCTGCGCCGTCGTTATTTTCAGAGGTGTCGGTTTCCTCCTCAACTGTTTGTTCCTGATCGTCTGCGTCAGGTTTGTTGGTTTCAATCTCTCCCATAGTGTAATTATTATTACTTTTTTAATACACGCTCTCTTGGAAAAATGGGGGTAAAACCAAGATTGCGGACGGTTTGGCAAAAAGTATGACTAGTACTCTTTGCTTTGGCGGTTTGTTTATCCCGAACCTATTGGCTCGGTGTTGGGAATAGCAGGTTGCCAAGGACAAATCGCCAAAGCCCGAGCATTACTACACCCAACACCGAACCAACAGAACTCGTTATTTAATTTTTCAATGAACAGTACAACTCGCTTACGCCTTACCCTTTTCCCTTGGGTATGGGTACCTTGTCGTAAGGGTCATACTCGGGAACGGTTGAGACTGGTTGCCTAAAGCTCTGAATGATCTTATTTGGCTTATCAAGCAACTCCTCAAGGTAAGAGAGCTTATCTCTCAATCTGTCGCACTCGTCCTCTGTGAGAGGCGTTACACCGTCGTCAGGGCTTACCTTACCCAAGATAGAGGCTTGCAGGACGGCAATGTTGCCCTCAAACATTTGCTTAAGCAGTAACCAACCTCTGTCAGCCTGCAAAGACTTGAGAGCGCTGATAACCTCCTGTGCCTGATCGTCCCGATCAACAGAAAGATCAAAAGGCTTTCGTTTGTTGACTTTCTTAACCTCTTTCTTTTTTGTTATTTTTTTGGGCATAGGATTATAGCGAAATGTTAGCGTCGTTAATTGGTGTCCTTGTACCTGATCCCTGATCAAGTCCGTCTCCCCCTGTTGGGTTCTGCGCACTTGGTAGTGCAGGGATTATGTCAGGGCGTACACGAGCCAAGAGCATTGCTCTCTTGTGAGCCTCTATGTGGGCATACTTGGCAGGGGTGTCGCTCAACTTGTTATGGATTTCAAGGTGCGTAATGTGGTCGTCCGTAGGCATTACCTCAACCAGTTCGTCAGTCTCAAGGTTTCGGTTCTCGTCCTCTGCACGCAACTCCTCAATCGTTGGTGGCAAGAGCAGGTCAATCTCGTCTCTCTTAAAGCCTTTGAACTTACCAAGTCTCTTGAAACCGTATCGCAGGTTTGCAGTAGGGTCTTGAGCAATAATTGAAAGGTAGCCCTCAAAGTTACGGCTCTTGTTGAACTGCTTTGCCTCTGAAAGCACACGGCTCTCAACTGACACGTCAAGATCAGTCTTTGAGATAATGTCCTCACGTCGGAATGGGCGGTAATCAGCACCAAGCGCACCAACAACTCGCACAATCTTTTCGTCAATTCCGTCCTTAAAGTGTGTCTTGTACAGGTTGTGCCACTGTCTCCAAAAACGCTTTTCTGACCAACCAAACATCTTGGCTGATAGAGAGTAACGGGTATCAACTTTTTGGTTCTGTAATGATAGTTCAGTTGCAGTACGCTTTGTTTCGCTGTTTGCTCCTTGCTGAATATCAGGTGTTGCAGTCGCTTTCTGCGCTGATCCGTCCAAAATATCCATAATGAACGAAACCTCTTGCTTGATCTGATCCTTTGGCATTACGGCAACTGCACCGTTCACCTCTCCGTCAACACCAATAAACTTGTTGTAATCAAAGTTAAGGTCTGCTCGGTTCTTAATCTTGTTCGTGTTGAACAAGTACATAGGGTGCAGGTTTGCTTTCGCTCCCTTAAGCCCAAGGTTCTGCAATACTGCTCTTGCTCTCTGCTTGTCCTCAACAAGGTCAGGAATAGAGATACCGTCAAAGCTGTTTGGTAGAGGGTAAATACGACGATCAATAATCGGAATATCCATTGTCTCAAGCTCTCGGTATCGGATTACCTTTGTGCGGTTATCAGCGAGAGTTACGAAACAGCGCTTGCCATTCCATACGGTAAACCACTCAAGTACTCGGTGATCAACGTTGTCGCCAGTAAGTCCAGTGAACTTGGTAACGTTACCCATTCCTCTTGCCTCTTGAGCAAGGTTCTCTTCCTCGTCAGTAAATGATCGCAAGTCAGAGGTCTCATTCTTTAGGGTGCCATAGTTAAAGTACACGCCTGCCTCGTCCATATCGTACTTGGTAAGGCGTACCTCACGCCCCATAAACCTTGCACGTCCACGCCCTCGCAGGTCTCCGTTAACACTAGTTGCACGAGGATCAACAATCGTTGTCATTCGGCTCCAAAGTTCAGGAATTGGCAACATTCGGTCTCGGTCAAACTCCATTAAGCAAACAAGTCCAGTACCGAAAAAGGTTGCGTCCCAATCCCAAGCGTAATCAAGCTCGTCCTTTTCCATTTCGCCATTGTCGTATTCGGCAAGTGTAGTATCGTTTTCAGCAACGTCCTCGTCTCCTTGCTCACGAGCAACGAAAGTAACGTTTAGTTTGTCGTCATAGAGAGACGCAAGCACGGTCTGGTGAATAGTGAACAGCAAAGGATCACCAACAGCCTCCTTATCACGCTTTTGGTTGTTGTAGAGCTTAAGGCGTACCCCGAACTCGTCAAACTTAGGCTTATGCGAAAACCAACCAAGGTTGTACTCGGTCTCAACTTGAGCAATGAGTGTTGAAAAGTCTTTTGTTTTGTACTCCTCAATTTCAGCGTCCATTTCGTCAGACACTTCGTCAGAGTTAACAACAGGCTTTTTTTCTTTCTTTGCCTTTGTTACAACTTTTTCTTTTTTCTTGGTAATTTTTGGCATAGTTGTTTTAATCTCTCAAACCTTTCTTGCGTGCAAGTTTGGTCTCAAAGTCCTCCTCCTTGTCTTTGTGCAGTCCCACTTTCATAACCTTAAGAGTTCCCTTGATCTCCTTTTTGTTATCGTTTTGGTTCCACTCTGAACCTTGGCTCTTAGCCATAACCTCAACCTCAATGGTCAGCTTGTATTTCTTTCCAACCTCCATATCCTTAAGCTCCATAAGGTCGTCGGCACCAAGCCTGAATGTTGGGTATATTTTCATTTTCTTTTCCTCTGAATAAGAGGGGTAAGTTTCAGGAATTACTTTTTGCAGTTTCTTTTTCATAATGAATAACGTTAAAAGCCCACTGATAAAGTGGGTGTTGATAAATGAGCAACACGGTTGCCTGTGTTACTTGTCTTGATTGAGAAGTGAGGTGTTTTCGCCATAGTCGTAAGTGCTAACTTGTAAGACTTTTGGCGATTTGTCCTTTTGTTTTATGAAAATTACTTTTTGGTTTTCATACGTTTTGCATTGCGGACGCTTTCAATTGTTGTTTGAGCGATCACTGAACAATACTTACCGATATTGTCCAACTGCTTTTTGGTGTAATCCTGTCCAGTTAATGTTTGGATAAAATTACGCTTGGCGACAATGTGTCCTCTGTGCAAATTACCGTCAATATACATTGTGATAATGAATACTGACCCGACGTTTACAATCGTGAACGGGCAACCCTCGTATGCACTTGTTGTTATATCTCTTACTTGCATTGTCTTAATAAATTATACCACAAGTACAACTGCAAAGCATAGTACAAGGGGCTGTGGATAATGGATAACTTTTACTCATATGGATCAAAGCTGATTGACTGGTGTTGGTTGACCTTTTTTGGCTTAGGGAACCATTGAGGCTCTGCGATCAAACAACGTCCCAAGTCCTCAATAAGGTGATCGTCCTTATCAATCGGCTTGTTAGGTGCGTTCTTGGTCTCACTTGAGCGCCCCTTATTCTCCTGCCAACGCCAGTGTTCAATCTCCCAAATCAACTGTTGGCAGTTCTCAAATACATACAGTTCAGGCGCCTTAATCATTTCACCCTCGCCCCCGTCTAGCTTGGTATACGCAAGTGCGTCCTCAATACGCCTGTTGGACATAGCACGGTTCTTACTTGCGTCCTCATAGGACAAACCAAAGTCTCTCAAGCGATCTGTGAGGCTCTTACCGTCCTCGTCGTGCTGATTAACGATAGAGGCTGACGGATCAATGAGGTGCTTAACGACACGGTACTGACTGTCCTTTTTCTTGATACGTTGTGCAAGCTCCTTGGTACCGTTCTCACACTTGATCCAAAGCTCGTCAATCACAAACTTACGTCCCTTGCGATCAATGGCAACCCACAAAACAGCGTCGTTGGTTCTCGGGTGAGGATCAAGCATATTCCAAACAACGTAATCCTCCTCGTTGATGTCAAACGGTCTCAAGACGTGGATTTTCCTATTCCAACGCTTAAATACAAGCCCAACAAGGTGTTGGAACTTACCGTAAATACGAGCCTGTTTCTCCTCCTCTGAATACTCCGCAACAATGTTCATAATGTCCTTGTGTTCAAGGTGTCCTCTGATCCCGTGCGTCTTACAAGCGCTCTCAATACCTGCCTCAATATAGGCAACCTTACGTTCGTACTCGGCTGTTACGCCTCCCTCCTCACTCGTAACCTCAACCGTGTAATTACCCTTGGCAAAGGCGTCATACAGGTACGCTGAACCTGCAAGAGGTGTCGCTGTAATGATCAAGATACCTCCCTTACGCATACGGGATACAGTGGCTTTGAATATCGCCTCTGGTGGCGGTTCGTCAAACCAAGCCCAACCGAGCGTTACACCCTCAAACTCTCTCGGGTCTTGCTCATAGGTCATAAGGTCAAACTCCCAACCTGTGTCCGTCTCAAACAAACTCTCAAAGGTCTTGTTACCCTTGCTCGTCTTGTATCGTCCCTCGGGAAACCAAAACTTAAGCTCGGGAATAATGTTTTTTGTGAGGTTGGTTGGATCGGAAATGATACGTCCCTTTTTCTTGAACGGGAACTCTTTGAACAACTTGCCCTCAAAGTAGATATTCTCTCCTGTATTCCAAAAGAGGTGAGCAAGCACGTTGGCACCTGTTGCCGTCTTACCCACTCCGTTACCTGCGGAATACAGGACGATAAAGTTCTCACCGCAAGCAATGGCGTCAATAAACTCCTCACCAACACCTGTTGGCTCATAGTATCGGTAACGCTCGTGTTCAAGACGCCTCAACAATTCCAGTTGATAGTCTCGCCACTCCTCGTCAGTCATATCAGGCTCTCGCTGTATAACTTTCGGGTCTTTTTGCTTTTTAACGGTGTCTTTACTCATATTTTACTCAATGGCGTCAATGGGTGTCTGTGGTACGACAACGGTTGTCGGCTGACAAAGGCTCTTGATCACCTCAACGTTTGCCTTAATTTCAGTCAGCTTGTGGTCTGTCTCTGCAATTATAGCAACTGCCTGCGTAAAATACGCACGGCTCTCTGCATTAAGGTTGATACTCCAAATAGCGAACGCAATGAGAATGATTGAGACAACCCAATTGATTGCTCGGTGTATTCGTGTGCTTTCGTCCTTGTCTAACTTAGGCGGTGCCTTTGCCACTGTCTGCACCTTTCTCGGTGTCTTTGCTTGTGTTTTGGTTTTCATAATTTTTGTGGTCAATTTGTAATAGCTCGGGGTTAGAGACTGCACAACCAATAATGGTTGAGTTCTTAACCTGAAACTCTTGCCCCTGCGTTTCAGGGCTTGAGGCAATGTTTACTGTGAACGAGCCTCGTTTCTGATTGAACTGCATTACTCCACGAGCCTTAACAAAGGTTGGTGGTAGGTCAGGGGCTATAAAGTACGGCACGTCGCACTCAATAACGTCTCCCTCCCAAATAAGCCCGTTAGTTGCTTTCTGATATGTACAGAGCATTGGGACAAACTCACCCTGCAACTCCTCAAGGCGTCCATTCTCGTGCTGAACGATAGGCAACTGATTTGGCGACATTCCTGCCCCAAGGATCATTACCTTGTTCTTTGTGTCCCAAAAGCGTAAGTCATATCGCAACATAAGCCTATTTCTTTTTAGGGTTCTTTACCCCGTTATCTTTTGCTGACTTCTTGGCGATCTCAACAGCTTTCATTGCGCACTTTGCAAACCCCTCAACTGCCTCAATGTTTGAGAGTTCAAAGTGATAATCCCGTGCCTTTGCACTCCCTCCGAAACTATCGGGCTTTGAGAGAGTGATACGAGGCTGTGCCTGCGTAAGATCAAGGCTCACAACCATAACGAACGCACCCTCTGCAACGGTGTACTGCTCGTGTGTTTTAACCATTATTTGTTTCATTGCTTTGTAGCGTTAACAGGCTTTGTTGAGCCTATGTTCTTATAAGGTTTCTCGGGCTTGCGATCATTACGATCACCATACCCAAAGTACATATCCATACCGTAAGCGTGGTCAATCTCGTGTTGGAATATGTGAGCCTTGAGCGCCTCAACTTCCTCGGTAACTGTCTTGAGATACTTGAAACCAAAGAGTGAGCGCATTATCTGATACCTCACCTTGATTGTGTGGTAACGGCTCGTATTCTTTTTGGTACGGTCAGGATACGACATACAAGCGTCAGGCACGTCAATCAGGTTGGTAACGAACTTATACTCTCGGGTAAGGATCGCCTCATACTCGTGGCTGTTTGGCTTGCGTTTCATTTCACGCTTAGGCACAAGACGTTCAACCTCGTCCATAGCCTCAATCACTTCGGCGTTGAATATCACTTGAGCAGGGAAGTAAAAGTTTTTACCGTTCTGTTGGCGCGTGTGCTTCTGACTTTTTGCAACCAACTCACTTGAGATAGCGAACATCGCAAGCGGTTCCTCGGACACCTGACAGTGGCTTATAGCGACAGCCGACTTACAGTTTCCCGTGAAACCTGCCTTGTTGCCCTCCTCAAGGAACGTGGCAAGCGCTTTAGCCTCTGCATACGCTCGGGCTAGGTTCTTGCGCGTAACACGCTCTGACGGCTTGTGGTGGGGTTTAATTAGTTCCATTGTCGTTTGGCTCTCCACTCACAAGTGGGGCAGGGTTAAATGGTAATGAGAACCGATCAGCGCTTGGCTTGAACTCAACCCAATCCTCAACGACCTCAAAGGACGGTTTTATATACTCTGATTTCTTTTGGTACGTCTCAAGAGCTTTCTTATCGTCAAAGATAGCAAGAGGCACACGATCAGTTCGTGTTATCTCTTTGCCGTCTTTCTTGCCAATAGGAACCACAACGTTGTTGTACAACGTATAGATTTTGTATTGGTCTTGCTTGCGTGTTTCAGACATAGCGATTTGTTGGTTAATTACTTGCTGTTAATAAGCTCCTTGAAACCCTTTGCAGGCGTGAACTTTGCCTTGCTGTGAGCAGGAACCTTCACCGCCTCACCTGTGCGTGGATTACGAGCAGTCTTTGCTTTCATATCCTTTTTGGTAAAGATACCGAACCCTGCAAGGCTTACCTTTTCGCCTCCGTGTACCTGATCCTTGATTGTCTCAAGTACGAGGTCAACAGTTCTCTCGGCACCTGCTCGTGAGCCTCCGTTTTCCTCGTGTACTACGTCAACGAGATTTTGTTTGTTAAACATACGATTGTGTTAATTGTTATCTTGACCGCTAATAATAGCCTCGGCTTGGTCAGTGTCCTCGGCAACAGGTGGTTTATACCTGTCGTGCATACGCTTGGTATGTCTCATTCTGCTTGCTCTCAATAAGTCAGTGATCGTCCAAACAAGACTTTCAAAGAACATATAAATATCAAGCACTAAGTAATCAAACCTTTTTCTCATAGGCTTGTTACTCTTACCTGTCCTGCGTCAAACTCAACAACACAAAACTCCGAGGTAGGTGCCTCGGCGCCTTGAACGCCTATCTTTTCAGCAAGACGCTTGTTGTATACCTTAACGACCTCCTCTGCACGTTTCCGTACAAGAGGTAAAGGGCTTGAGAATGTAACGCTTTCGTTGGTTGGCTTGTGGATCACAACGACGGTAACGATTTTCTTTGCCATTGCCTCCTCAATCGCCTGTGCTGACGCTTTGTCCTCGGGTGTCGGGTCTTTGAGATCAAGCCGTGTAACCTCAATTTTGACGTCTTGGCGCCCGTCCTCGTGCTTGGTTGTGGTTGTTACCTTGCCGTCCTCACCTCGCTCAACCTCGTGCATAGGATTTGCAAAGCGATCTCCTTTCTCTGTTTGTTCAACAGTTGGGGTACTCACGTTCAACACTCCCTCAAAGGCAAGTGTCTGTGGGTTGGTACTCCAATTAAACTCGTCTACTCGGAACACCTTGCCGTCAGAGGGAAAACGCACACCGTAGTTGTGCTGACCGAAATAATCGTCAAGCCATTCTGCACGTTCTGCGACGCCAGTAATGGGGTGTTTGGTTTGTTTTTGGTATGAACTCATAGGCGATTTGTTATTGTTTAAGTTTGGTATATTACTTTTTCTTAAAAAAGTTCTTATTCTTTTTGATCCTCTCCGCAAGCTCTGCGTCCGAGAGCTGTGCGTAAGGCGTCTTATCAACGACCTCAACCTTGTCAGTAAGGCGCTTATGCAGTTTAAGCCCCAACTCAAGGGCTTTGTTACGAGACTGGTTATCAGGCTGAATATAGAACACGAGCTTGCCCGTTGGTATCTCAACGACCTTTTTAACCACGCACTGTACGCTCTCCATAAGCTCAAAAATGGTTTCGTCGTCAACCTGCTTTTGAAACAGCATTGATTGCAGTTTCCAACTGTCCAACTGTCTGTCGTGTATCTCAAGCAACTTACCCTCGGGCAAATAATACTCAAGCAATTGTTTGAACCCTTTGAGGTTCTTAAGTTTTTGAGGGTTTTTGGCGTAAGCGTCAGAGTAACCAACGTTTCTCATAGCCTTACTCACACTTCCACCATTCTCCACCACCTCTTTAATTACTTTCTCGTGCTTTATATTCCTCTTAACAGGAATTGGAAAGTCCTTTTTCTCTTTTGTTTTAGCCTTTGTTTGAGGTTCAACAACTTTGCTCTTTTTAGTTTTATTGCTCTTAGTAGCCATAGAGTGAATGATACTACAAAGCATACTCCTACGGCAGGAAAAATAAAAACCTTATTCCTGTGGATAAAAGAAAAGAGCGCCTTTTATTTAAGCGCTCTTTGTTATTTCACCTTGAACCCTCGCTCTATGTCCCACAAAACACCCAGTCGCGCACGTCTGAACGCCCTGCGTGCGTCCCAATACTCGTATCGCTTCCCCCTGTCCTCTCTGTATCCTACGTTCATATACAGGAATGGGAGCCACACATAGTATTTCTCGTCGTACTGCGCGTTCGTCCACTTGTAACGTTTCTTGATTATCGGGCGTATGCCCTCCAAAAAACGATTGATGTCTGCCTTGCAGATATAGGTTTTGGCTCCGAGTTTGAGGGCAACCTTTTCTACCCTGTCCATAAAGTCATTGTCCTTGGTCGTGCCGCAGGAACCCCCGTACAACACCGCACAATCGCCGCAGGTGCAGTTTCGTCCCGTCCCCTTGAGTATGTGTATGCGTGTTCCCTCCATAAGCCTATTCTTGATTACCGAACGCTTGCTCAAGCGCCGACACCCAAACCATTAAGCAACTCCTCAATGTCGTGCTTTTCTGACGCGTGAACTGCCGCAATCCCGTGAATGAGGCTGTCAGCGTCAATGTGGCGCAAGATTTCCCTTGTAAGTTCAAGGATCATTACCTTGTTCTTTCGGTACTCCCGTGAGTTGACCATAATTACGTCGCGTCCTCCAATTGAGATACGGAACTCGGGAGCCTGAACCTTGCCGTTAATGTCGACCTTGATTTCAACGTTATGCTCTCCTGCGTCCTCGTGTACTACGTCAACGAGATTTTGTTTGTTAAACATAGCGATTTTTTAAGTTAATTTTTTTAATCCTCTTGCCTGTCGTCCCCGTCGTCGTCAATGCGACATATACACTTCTGCGTCCCAATAGGTGCTTGGTGCGGTTCGCCTGCATAGACGGTTTCCATTGTCGTTGTCTCTCCCTCGCCAAGGCAAAACTCGCACACCTCCTCAACCTCACATTCCTTTTTGCACTTTGCGCAGGTGTATATCTCTATCGGGTCGTGGTGGTCTCGTGGATTGTCCTTAAAGTCCTCCACAAGGTCAGCGAGACAACACTTTGATACTTCTATTGTTGCCATAGTCGTTACTTCACTGGTGCGTTAATGCTGATACCGTGCGCGTCGCACATATCTTTCTGCCAAGAGGTTATATAAAACCCTGCCTCGGCGAACTCTTGCGACTGTGCAACAAGTTTATTGCAGTCAACGACTTCCTGCGCTCTGATTGCGTGGTTTACCAAGAACAGGAAACCGACGACAACTGCGAGTGTGATAAGGACTTTAAGTGCTGTTTTCATAATGGCGATTTGTTGATTAACGAACCTTTTAATAATTACTTTTCGTTCAATACCTCCTCAAAGGTGAACCCTAGTTGCTCAAGCGCTTTCATATCCTCCTCGGTAATGGTCTTACGACCAGTCAAGGTGGTGATTGCCTTTGCAACTTCGGTTTCTTTGACGTAGAACTTTACTACGCCGTAAACCCTGTCTCGGTAGAACTTTATTACCTTGTTTTTCATAGGCGATTTGTCCTTAATTGCTAATATCTATACTCTACGGCAAGCCGTATAAGATTGCAAGTAGTAGGGTGTGGATAACTTAGCCTGTAAGGTCTACTATACGGCATAGGGCTTATTCTTTCGGTGAATTATCAACAATTTCCTTTTCCAAACGCTCAACCAAAAGATCTTTGAACCCGTCAGGGTATGACTTCTTGACGTCTGCTTTGCGTGCCTGTTCAGTAAAGTCCTGCCAGTCTCTCCACGCCTCCAAGACGAACTGCTTGTTTGCCTTAAAGATTTCTAAAAAGAATTGATTTGCTATTGTGTTTTTGTCCATAGTGTAATGCTTAATTGTTGAATAATTGCGGTTTTTTGAATGAGCGTTGCTCGTCCATATAACTATCGCTTTTTGTTGGGTGAATGGTCTGATCCTTTGTTGGATAGCCGAGTTCTTGACGCCAAATGTCCTCTTTGATACCTCTTGCTTTTGCAACTTTCCAGTCAGTAGGGTAATACTTTCCCTGTGCATTGAGTTTTGCTCTGACACGCTTTACGTTGTCCTCACGTGGCAATTCATATAGGTCTTTGAGCCAAACACCCTCCTCACCTGACGCACCTTTGCGAACTTTCTGCGAAAAGTAACGTTTCCAAATCTCAATCATAAGCGTAATGTCACTGTTTCGTGTCTCGGGAATGTTCCGCAAGCACTCCTCAACCATATCCTTAAGTTGTTTTTTCATTGCCGTTTAATCGCTTAAGTTCAGGACTTTGCAGCGCTTTCAGGTTCGTTCCCGAGAAAATATCAGCAATTGATCTGAATTGTGGCAGTTTTTGCAAACTTCCACTTCCATAATCAAGTGATTGTTTGTTTGACTTCAACACTCCAAACACTTTGTCTTTGAAATCGTCAAACCTTTTTTCGTCAAGTACAATACTGACGTAAAAACTTGGGTTGAACAATCCTTGCCTTAACTTCACAGGCGAACCCGATTTAATACCCTCCACAACACGCCACAATTCGTCTGCGTCGCACTTTATGCGGTCTTTGGTAGAAAGTACCACCTCATAGCATTTTGAGCGTTCTAGGAGGTTTTGAGCCTCTTGTTCGTATTCTTGGTGATTGTAGTTAGTTTGCATTTTCGTCCTCGTCTAACCCGATAATATTCTTTCCTTTGTCCGACCTTGCAAAGGATCCTGTTGAGTTAAAGTCCTTGAAACCTGCTCTTGCGAACCAAGTTATCAATCTGCGCTCAACTTCAAACGTTTTTTGGCATTCCCAACGCTGTTTTAATCCAGTATGGGTTAATTCCGTCCAGTAATTCGCAAACGCTTTGATCTCATTCCAAATTGCAGCCTTAGATACATTGTTATTCTTTTGAGCAATAGCGTTTAAGAACTCTTGGAGCCAAGGAACATCTTGTTTGTTTTTAAGGCTCTCAACACCTGAAAAGAATTGTCCTGCCTTTTCTTTTGGTGTGATAGTTTTAACAACTTCCTCAACCTTTGCGTGCGTGGTCACTGGTTTACCAGTGGCACCTTTCGACTTCACCTTAACTTTACTTAACTTAACTTTACTTATACTTAACTTAGTTTCCGAACTTAATTTTCCCACTTGGGTGTCAGTGGTATACCACTGGTTGTCAAACTCGGTTGGAATAGGGTATTTTTCCTTTCTTCCTCGGTCTGATCTGAATATCTGATGTTCATTAAAGGCATATACTTCAAAGTATCTTTTGCCATTTTCACATTGATACTTCTTAAGCAAACCAATTTCCCAAAGTTCCTTGAGGTAACTCTCAACCTGCTCTGCGTTCCAACCTCTACGTGGAACCACAAGAAACATAATATCCTCACTTTCTCCCTCTATGCGCCCGTAATCGTCAGTGTGAGCCTGTATCCAAGTGAACAATAATGCCGCTTGGTCACTCACACTGTTCACCTTTCTGCTTTGCGATATTACAGCGTCAATAATGCGTCCTCTTGCCATAAGATTAAGAACTAAAGCCTTGTAAACGTTCAATGCCTGCGTCACTCGCAAAGAGCATATCTCCTTTACCAAGTAATTTTTCAGCGCCGTCCTCGTCAAGCATTACACGACTATCAATGCTCT